TACGGATAGAAACTATGGTAGTGAAAAATGGGGTGTTGTTACCGCTACAACGTTTTATTTAAATATTCAGTTAAATCAAACCATAGACGATATGGGTTTATTTACTGATATAGATTATATATTAAAACCAAGCGAAGTGCCAGTTGATTACACTATATTAACAAATAAATTGGAAGAAGAAGGTTTTTCTTTTCCGTTTATGAATGGGATAACACCAATAAATTTTGACAATTATCTTACACCGACTGATAAACTTGTGTTACGTTTACCAAATAAAACATTAACACAATATTATTATTATGGTAATAACCCTTTAACTGGTTCTACTGACTCTAAAATTGATGATGTGCGTTCATATAAACGAAATGTACCTTATATTGCTGGATTTAACATAAATGAAGAATCGTATTTAAATTATCAAGGTAATAACACAATAGACGGTGTTAATAGGGTAACAAATATTGGGGAACCTAAGGTTTATGTTTTTGATGCTATTGACGATTTAACTATTGGTATGCCGAATCAAACTACTGGTATACAATACAAAGATTTTTCAGCATCAACAATAAATGGTGATTTATTACCAGCAGGTATTGACTTACCACCAACAACCTTTAGATTTATATCTGAAGGGTGGAACCAAACAAATACCTCATTATCGGCTTTGGTTAAAGAAGAATTTTTATTTGGTATAATTTCTCGTCCAGAAGTTGAAAACGATGTATTTATTGATAGAGGTGTAGTATCAGTGTTAGACTATCATTTAAGATTGTCTGAAATTAAGAATTTAGGTCAATTACAACAATATGGTAATGGCTATTATAGAATAGATAGAATATGATGGAAAAACTTAACAAATATTACGCTTTAATAAAATATCTCAACTTATCAATTGAAGATTTAAATGAAATGTCAGAATATGAAATGGATTACACGTATAACAAATTAAAAGAAAAAATAAAAAAATAATATGGCAAGTGGAACATACGGAATTGTAAGACCAGCAGATATTTTACCAGAAGATGTGCAAATTTTTTACACTTATTCTCCAACTAGAGATGTGCAAGGCACAACATTACAAGAATTACCAGCAACTGATGTTTTAATACCAACAAGTAACCCAAACAATACTGGAACTGGTTTTGAGATATTTGGTGGTTTATATACACTTAAATTACCAGTAACAACTTTTGGTATTAAAGGGTATTATACAATTATGATTAAACCTATTGAAATTAGAACTACTATTGTTGATGTTGGTGTATTATCAGCATATCCAGACATAAAAGGTTTGGTGTTTGATTTATCGACAATAGATGCTAAATTTTTACCTAAATTTGAGAATGATGGTTTAGTAGGTTATAGAATTGAGTATTTAAACCCAACTCCGATAGGTGATAATTTAAAATTTAATAATTTTTTTAGGGTTATTACATCTAACAATAGAACCGAACCAGTTAACCAAAATTTATCAGATACAAACCAAAAAGCGATAAGATATAGATTTAACGATAATTCAACATTAACGTTCTGTACTGTGTCACCAGCTTCTGCATCAAACGTAAAACCTAACGTTTTACCGTTTATTGGTCAACCAAATCAAAATGTTATTATTACAAATACTTTCTTTAACCCAGTTATGATTGAAGTTGAAATGGTTGAACACGATATTGAAACATTAGCGTTTGCGTTGTTCGGAAATCAATCTAAATCTCTTGAGGATGGTATTTACACAATAAATTTACAAACAATACAATTTGTATGAAGTTAAAGACCAATTTTCTGGAAAACCATTATTTGAAGTAAGGGAACAAAGAAACAATATTGATTTTTCTAAGAATTTTAATAATATAAGACAAGCGTAATATAAGAAATGGCTGATATAAGTTTAACTGGGGCTACAAAAATTGCAGGATATGCAAAAAAAACCGTATACAACGGAAATATAGAATATAGGAATTATAGCCCAGACTTAGTTGGTTTACAATTAACTAGCGCTGGAGGTACCCCATTATTTACAATGGGGAATTTCAATATTACAACAAATTTAGACCCAAAATCAGATAAATTTTTTGTTACAAAACAATTTTCTGATTTTGTTACTCTTGAAGGTTTAAACTTAACAGTAAGCCAAACTGAAACATTATTAAATGATAACGCTACAGTATTTTTAAATATTGATAAATCTAAATTATCTTACTATGCTAAATTCGGTTCATTAACTGAATTCATGCGTGTCGGTTTAGAAAACATAATAATAAATTGGCCAGCATCAATATACATGCGACCAATTAAAAACATGTCTAATGGTGAACAATTAATTGGTAATACTTATGAAAATTATATTTACGATGAATTAACAAACACAGCCTCATTTAGAATCCCAACAAATTTTATAAACAACCCATATAATGTCAATTTTTTGACTAACGGTGATATAGGTGGGACCTTTAACGAATCAAATACATTGCGTAATATCTTAACTGATTATAATTCTTACGCTTTATTAATTGGTTCAGTTGAATATGACGTTGTTAGTTTTACTGGTTCAAGTAGCGCAACCAATGATTATGTTTATTTTGAGGTGAAAAATAATCCGTTTACTGGAAATAGCAGCGCAATATCTTATCATATAAAACCTAAGTCTATTGTATGCGATAATTTTTTTAACACTTTAGATGAATTTGAATATTATTTATTAAATAGACAATCATTTCCAATATTTACATCAACCTTTACTTACCCACTTAGAACTGATTTTGGTGTTTTACTTTACACCGAAACAATAGTTACTTGGCCAACTAGTGATGGTTATAATTTAGATTACAATACATCAGCTTATGATGAATATGCTACCAATTTATTCAACTTAGCCAACGATAGTGATTTGATAAATAGTAACATCATGACTAGATTTTTAGTTAGTGAATCGATTACAGGTTTTGATACGTTACCATATTATTTATCGGATGAAGACCAAGATACTTCTGGTGGAAAGGTTAACAAACTATTAAACATTTATGGTGTTGCTTACGATGATTTAAACAGATATATAGAAGGGTTAGCTTTTGCCAATACTGTTAGTTATAATAAATTAGATAACACACCAGATGTTTTCTTAAAAAATATAGCTAGAATTATGGGTTGGGATTTAATAGATTCTGTTATAAGTAACGATTTATTAACCGATTATGTCCAATCTAGCCAATCATCATATAGCGGTCAATCAGTTGGTTTAACACCAGTTGAAGCTGATACTGAACTTTGGAGACGAATAATACTAAATACCCCATGGCTCTGGAAATCTAAAGGTACTAGAAAAAGTATAGAATTTTTACTTAGGTTTATAGGTACACCAACTGGTTTAATAACTTTTAATGAATACGTATACAAAGTTGATAAACCAATAGATGTTGAACTATTCATTACTTTATTAGAATTAAATGGATTGGATACAGATTTATCTGTTTACCCAATTGATAATGATGGGTACCCTAGATTTCTTGAAGATACTGATGATATGTATTTTCAAGGAAATGGTTTGTGGTATAGAGAAACTAGTGGACCAAATTCACTATTAGATATAACTGCTGGTAATAACCCACATGTTGGACCATATGATAGAGGTTTCAAATACTTTAATCAATTAAGTTCTCTTATACCAAATTTTTCGGCAGTTACTATTAGCTCAGAAACAGTGAATTCAACGTCACAAGATTTGTTCACTAATTATAATACTGGGGAAATTACAGATTATGATGGGGAAACATATGTTGATTTGATGTATTCAGATGGAACACAATTACCCAATTGTATTGTAACAACAACTGAAATAATTACAGACCCAAAACCAAAACCTATGACAACTGACTGTGGTTGTGTTTTTGGTCAAAATGATGAATCTTTGAGTGTTTGTTTTGAAAAAAAACCAGAGATTATAGTAGATGAGTGTAAGGATGTAAACATAAAAGGGTTAAATGGTTTAACTAATTTATATATTTTTGAACAATTTTATGATGGTGAAAATGGTAACCCAACTTCATCGACATATGCTACTAATTTTGTTGATATAGAATGTTGTGATAGATTAGTCGAAGGTCTACCAATGTATAACGATGTTTTCACTCCAGATACTATCAATTCAGGTTTTGTTTGTTGTAAAAGACAAACAAATTGCGCGTGTAATGTTTCATCTGATTGGGTGATAACTCAAAACCCAACAATTATAAGCGATTTACCGTTTATTACTTTTGTTACTTTAAATGGTTTGATTTTTGGGGGTTCATTAGCTGGTCACGAAGTTGTTGTTGGTGCTGATGCTAGTTTATGCCCACCATCATTATGGTCTACACCTGTTAACGATATAATAGACCCAAATACAGGTTTAGTTGGGGTTGGTTGTAAGTTAACACAATATGGTTTAACAAATATTGGTATTTTGTATAACGCTTTTATAACAAGAGTTGAAGAAAATTCTGGTTGTAATTTTGTTTTCCCAACTATACCTACCGACCCAATTGACCCAATTGACCCAATTGACCCAATATCACCAACATGTATTCCTCCAGTATTGGTATCAGCAGTTATAGACACTATGTTTAATAGCGTAATATTTAATTGGACTTTGGGTAACGTTCCATGTAGTAGTGGTATAGTTGTTGTACAATTCTCTTTAGATGGTACAACATGGGATAATTTAACATTAACTAACCCATCTGTTTCCGTTTCTACTCTAACTGCGACTTCAACAGGTGGTTTACCTTTTGATTCTACTGTTTTCTTTAGAATTAAATTAGTGTATAGTTTAAGTAATGATTGTAACTCACCTTTAATAGAGTGTGATGTGGTTTCTAACATATTAAATGTTGATTTCACACCAGTTTCTGAACCAACCTCATGTCTTTTTTTCACATTTGGTGCAAAAGGTGTGGATGAGATAGCTTTTACGTATACCCCATGTGGCTCCTTTGGAGAAATACCTATTTTGTTAGGAAATTATGCTTCCATAACTGCATGTTGTTACGGCTCTCCACAGACTAATAACCCCGATGACACCAAATCATTCATAGAACCTGGAGACCCTTGTTAAAACTAATAATAAATAAAAATAAATATATTTATAATAAAATAAAAAAATGCCAATAACATCAAATGAGTTTCAAAATGTTTTATTAAATTGTGATAAAATATGGGATGAAATATTTAATACTACTAGTGGGGTTATAAATTTCACCCCAGATGGTACAATATATGCTTTTAATGGTCAAATTTATAATATAACACAAACATGTTGTAATATATTAAAAGATAGGTTATTGGCACAAAATCCGCCACAATACCCTACAAACGTTGACCCAAATAACATTTATTTTGATTTAAACGAACAAAAATGTAGGTGGTCACAACCAATTAATAATTCTTGTGGTATACCTGACAAAGAAATTAAAATTGTTTTAAACCCAGTTGGTAATGATGGGGCTTTTTTTACGTTGACAGAAAATGATACATGTAGATTAGATTCT